TGTTGAATAATTTCGCAATTACCCCCAACGTTCAATCACTAAATGATATTGTGGTTAAACTTAAAGATGAGAACTATTCTTTATATAGAAAAGTTGAATTCAACCTTAGCGCTACTGACACAATTAGTGGCGATTATTGGAAAGCTGTTCGAACTGTGAATGTCAAGACTAAGCTAAATGTTAGACTTAGAGATGACGGATTTCTATCCCGAATTAATCTTGGCAATCCTGCAGAATGGATTTGGGAACGTATCCCCTTTTCCTTCGTTGTCGATTGGGTTTTACCCGTCGGCAATTTTGTACAAGCTATTGGAACATTGGCCCGTATTGATTCATCGTACGGTACCCGTTCCATACGGACTCACACGCATGCGTATGGTACTGATTCTTCAGCCTCGGGTTCAGGTTATAAACTGGACTCAGGCTTCAGTACCGAATACACTACGCACAAGCGTGATATTGTCGGTGCTGCTTCCATGCCGGATGTTTTCCAGATGGTACGCAGTAAATCATTAGCTAGACTCTCAAGCGCAATATCTTTATTGACGTTATTGAGATCGAGATAAACTCGCACAGGAGATTAAACTGTGGCTGCTGCATCAGATATTGTAGTTAACGACGGCCAATCCACACCGGTAGCTCACACCTTCTCACCAGCCCGAAAGGATGGTGGACTTGTGATCTATGAGGAGCGTACAACCGCCAATTCGCCTCGCGGGTTTTATACCTTAGGGGTCAGTCAAACGTCACCGAAAGCAGCTAATGCAGTAATTCGCACAAAACTGTCCTTCGAAGTGCCGATTGAAGTGCATGACACCAACTTAGATGTCTACACGTATCCCTCGTCTATGCGTTTTAATATAGACGTGTTAATGCCGAAAGATATTTCAACTGACGATAGAGCAGATATGGCTGCGTATATTAAGAATATACTTACGCATGCTACAATACAAGCTTTGATCGCAAATCTAGACGCGCCATACTAACTTAGTGTGGTTTATTCCTTATAAGGATATGTGCAATGTCACCTTTAGGTTTATTGCAGAACGCGGATACATGCTTTGATTTAGAATTGCATTTAACCGAATGTATGTGCGAAGTAATAAATACTCCGCATTCCCTCGCTATTTATATAGCGATCCGGAACCATGAATGGATGGAGCTCAAAACATTAGAGCCGAATCCTTGTAATTACATGGATCAATCCTGGGCTGACTTTACGGCAAAGATCTTTGTCTCCGAAAGGAGATTTATTTGTTCGCCACCAGACATATTAAAGAATCTGGAATCGAGCATTGAGATTAAACCGATAAGTTGGTTTAACCCACAGTGGAGTGAATCGAAAAACGCTAATTTATGGCGTAATGATCCACAAGCTTTCCGCTGGGATAGACAAGTGTCTCGCATGCTCGTTAAGAGTAAAGAGATACCAACCGGAATCGATACTGAAACTGAAGCACTCGACCTCTTCAAAGAGATTGAAGGAATACTCGCTGAACGCGAGGCAACTTTCAATTTATTCCATAGAGAGGAAATGGCTGAGTTTCATGAGCCATGGGTATTAGAGTTAAGTAGAGAAGTGAATTCCATTCTCAGTGAGGATGGTTCATATTTCCTGACTCGAGATGTACTCGACAGGATTGTCCAGAACGGACAATGTGGGCCCGGCGCATCCGTTGGAGTGCCGCGAACCTCTGTGTTATCAGAAAAACTTAGGTCTAAGACCTCGGTAAGCCCCCAACTTGCGCCTTTTCTACATACCATTAAATATGGGATGTGGCAGACAGAACAACCTAAATCGGAAGTCGCGTCTATTGTGCAAGTTAGTACTGTCCCGAAAACAGCTTATGTCGATCGAACTGTGAGCGCCGTCCAGACTGCTAATATGTATGTGCAGTTAGGGCTTGCTCGCGAATTAGAAAGATTGCTGCTGAAATCAGGTGTGAACATACGAGATCAAGGTAAAAATCAGAATTTAGCGAAACGCGCTTGCAATGAAAAGCTTGCGACGATTGACCTGTCTTCTGCTTCGTCTTGGTTTAGTCAGAGGAATATGGTGGGAATTTTACCACCTGACTTGATGCATCTGCTGGACCTAATAAGGCCGCATGTGTACTCTTGTCGCACAAAAGAATATTGTGAATTACCTAGGTATATGTATAATTATATGCCTATGGGCTGCGGATATACATTCGCATTGATGACACTTTACTTCTGGGCATTGGTACGTATTACAGTACCGAAGTCTGCTCTGTCCGTTTGTAGTGTCTATGGGGACGATATTATCATTCCTCAGAAATACGCGAAGACGGTTGTTGACCGCCTTGAACTCCTTGGGTTTAAGGTGAATAGTACGAAAAGCTTCTTAAGCGGAAGCTTTTTTGAGTCGTGCGGCACAGAGTGGTTTAACGGCTACGACGTGCGTCCCTTCTATTGCAGAAGGGGGACGGTTAGCGATGACCCCAATGAAAACGGGGTAGCAATTCCTTACCGTATACAGTTGGCGAATCGACTGCGTTTATGGCTTATGGCCGGAGACGCGGAAGGACGCTGCGATATGCGGTTTAAAGGAATTTGGATGGCACTGATTAAGAAGGTGCCGCTCAAAGAACGTCCGGAAATACCATTTACTCTAGGTGATGTCGGCCTTGCCGTATCACTGAGTGAGACTCATCAAAAGCCATATGAAGAAGGCTTGAGACGTGGTTGGTGTTCTACATTATATCGGATTCCTACTTTAGTGAAAGACACGGTTGACCTTGATTTTAAGGACCCGTTTCCGTATCTAAGTTGGCTGATGACACGCATGAAGCACGATACCACCGATCCACCAGGTTTTACCAGTGGATTCCTTGGGCTCTTAAGTGAGCAAGGATACAGTGTGCGCGGTCTTCGGACTTGCGTGTACCAAAAGGGAGCGAAGCTGATCTTTGGAACGATCAGAGACGCTTTACGGGACGTGCTAATTCACGGTGAAACGAATGAAC